GAAACAAAACTAACATTAAATGATTAAGAGATTAGTACATTTTTCTGATTTACATATCAGACTGTTTAAAGACCATGATTTATATCGTGGGATATTGGAAACTGCATTAAAGGAGTGGGCATCCATCCGACCTGACCGTATTGTGTTCACGGGAGACTTGGTACATTCAAAAAATCAGATGACGCCAGAACTGGTTGAATTCGTTGCTTGGGTGTTATCTGAATGTGCTAAAATTGCCAAAACTGTTGTTATTATTGGGAACCATGATTTCTTGGAGAACAACAATACAAGGTTGGATGCGCTCACTCCTATAATTGATTCTTTGAAGAATGATAACATTACTTATTTAAAGAATCGTGGAGTTTACGAAGATGATAATGTAAATTGGTGTGTCTACTCTTTAATGGAACATAACATTCCACCTGACATTCAAAAATCAGATAAGAAAAACATTGGATTATTCCATGGACCTATCCAAGGACTATACACTGATATTGGGTATAAGTTTGAAGATGGATTTGATGTAGATAAATTCAGTGGGTGCGACTTAGTATTATGTGGAGACATTCACAAACGACAAGTGTTTGATATCCCTGGTAAAAAGAAAGCATATATGATTGGTTCAACCATTCAACAAAATTTTGGTGAGAAGATTACCAAACATGGATATGGTGTATACGACCTTGAATCAGACCAATATGACTTTATTGACTTACCAAACCCTAAACCGTTTTTATCATTCTACATCAACTCAATAGATAACTTGGTTGAAGGAACTGAAAAACTTGTTAACTACTAAGATGAACATCACCCTTGAACTTGATTCAAAACAATACAAAGACCTAACAAGATACTGCGAACTGAATAAGTTCGTACCAGAAGATATTGTTAAGAAATCGTATTTGGAGGGGTTTACGATTGAAAAGTATGGTTTGTTGAGTAAAACGGGTGGAGAACAAGAAAAACGGGTGGAAATTGAGGTAATCCGAGAAAAACGGGTGGAAATACCTGTTGAGGTTATCAAAGAGGTAGTTAAGATTGAGTACGTGGAGGTTCCTGTTGAGGTAATTAAAGAAGTATTTGTGGAGGTTCCTGTTGAAAAAGAGGTGGTCAAAGAGATTCCTGTTGAAGTCGTTGTCACAAAAATAGAATATATTTGTGACAACACACAAGAGAATGAACTGTTGTTAAAAATACAACAGTTGGAATCGGAAGGGCGAGAATTTTCCACTAAAACGACAGAAATGGAAAATATCTTCCAAGATAAAATGTCTAAAAAGGAGCAAGAACTAGATGAACTTAGACAAGAACTAGACAAACAACTAGATAGACCACCTGTTGAAAAGATAGTGGAAGTGGTCGTAGAGAAGGAATCAACCAACAATTCTTTGAAACCGAAGTTAGACGCGTTACAAACAACTTTAGCTAAAGTTAGACAGGAAACGTTGGAGAAAGACAAAAAAATAAGAGAATTGGAACAGACAATTCAAGAGATTCAAAAGTTCCAAGACAATAAACAAGCCGTCTATTTAAAAGGGTCAAACCTTGACGATAAACTATATAAATAAAAAAAAATATGATAACACAAGAAATTTTAGACACATTTGTCTATGAAACACCAGCGGGTTCATTTATTGTAATAGACCCAACAGAACAAGATGGAGCAATTGGTTTTTACCCAACAAAGGAAGTTGCTGAGGGTGCTTTTAAACAGTACATTGAAAATGAGGGAATAATTTTCGAATAAGATATGGTACAATTATTAGTATGGATGATTATGGCTTATGGGATAAGCAACATCTTAGTTTATGGTTCAATCTTTAACGGACCAAGAAATTTCATTAACAAGTGGGGTTCTAACCCAACCGCACCATTCCAAGGATTTGGAGAGTTCTTATCAAAAATGTTGGCATGTATGATGTGTTGTTCAGTTTGGGTTGGATTTTTTTACGGAATTTTCTTATATTCACCTGTACACGAATTACTCGGAGTAACCGATATGGTTTCATGGTTCTTTGACGGTATGTTGGCTTCAGGGTCAGTATGGGCAATCAACGCAATCGTTGAGTGGTTTGAAGAAAATAGACCTAAACAAAATTAAAAACAGACAAAATGGGAAAATCAAAAAAAAGGGGCGGTGAGACCGCACACAGAAAAAGGATTGCCGCGAGAAACCAAGAAAATATAGGTCGACAAAACGCAATACAAAAATTATTTAACGAGTCGATGAAGACTCAACTTGAAGAATTAAAAAAACAACGTGAAGTTGAAATGTCTGGTGACACTCAAATAAAATTATAATGAAATGGGATTTATTCAATCCAATACCAACGTACAACTATAAACACATGGAAACAAAGTTAGATATTACAACTTTGGAGAATCCTTATATCCAAGTCATTTGGGAAGATACTCCAGAAAACTTCACACAAGAACGAATCAAGTCGGTTAAGCAATATTTCCAAAAGAAATATGACTCAACCAACATCAACGTCATAACAAAAGTTAAGACAACAGAAGAGACGCAACAAACAATTGATGTTTCAGTTAATATCATGGATAAGAACTACCAAAAAGAACTTATCAAATCATTGTTGGAATCCAAAGGTCAAGACCAATATTATGACCAAGTGATGAACATTGATTCTGCAGTGGAGAATAGAATGTTGGCTAACGAAGTTGAAGTAACACCATTTAAAAGGTGGTACATTAAGAAGATTGAATTCAGTAACTTCTTATCTTATGGTGAGAACCAAGTTATTGATTTTGATAAATGTAATGGTATTACGGTTGTTGAATCCGACCCACCAAACTTTGGAGGTAAAACTGTTTTGACGGTAGATTTATTATTATTCCTATTCTTTAACACAACGACAAAAACACAGAAGGCAGAAGAAATCTTTAATAGATTTACAGATATCAATAAGGTTAGTGTTAAGGGTGACATCGTAATTGATGGTGAGGAGTATATCATTGCTCGTCAGATTGAAAGAAAGAAATCCAAAGCAGGTGAATGGAATGTTAAAACTGAGTTAGAGTTTTTCAAGAAACTTGCTGATGGTCAACTTCAAAACTTCACGGGAGAACAACGTAGGGAGACCGAGAACTTCATGAAAACATCTATTGGTAGTATGGATGACTTCTTAATGACTATCGTCACCACAGCGTCTAATCTTGAGGATTTGTTGGAAGCAAAGCCGACCGCTCGTGGTCAGGTGTTGAGCAGATTCTTGGGTCTTGAATTCTTAAAAAAGAAGGAAGAAACTGGTAAAGAAATTTACTCAGAGTTTTCAAAAGGTATGATGTCAAATGTGTATAACACAGAATCATTGAAACAAGACAATGAGACATCAACCGAAGAAATCCAACGTCTTAAGAACGAGATTACAGATGCCAACACCAAAATCACGGATGTTGATTTGAGATTACAAAAAGGTCAGGACTACAAAGACAACTTGTTGAAGTCAAAGTACACCGACATTGACCAAGAGTTAATTGTATTGAACCCAATTAAATTACAGGGGGATATCACAGACCTTGAGAACTCAAGTGAAAGAATCAAAGGTCAAATCAACGAGGTTAAGATTGTGGAACCAAAAGAGTTTTATCATGAAGATAAACACGATGCGGTTAAAGAGGTTATCAAATCAAGGTTTGCTGAACTTGTTACCAGTGAAAACAAAGTTGAAGAGATTGAAGACCTTGTTGGAAAATACGGTGATGGTATTCAATGCGAACATTGTGGTATCAAACTCATGGAGGCCGAATTAACCAAGAAGAAAATTGACCAACTTGATGGATACAAAAAACTTGTTAAGGATTTCAAAAAAGAAATAAGTGATTATGAAAAGAAAGAACAATCATTTACGCAACTCAAGAAAGACTTTGATGAGTACGAAAGAAACAAACTTATCAAAGAGAAGTATGAGTTATCATTGGAATCAAATGAGTTGAAATTGGGTCAAGCCAAAGACAAACTTAAACGATACGAAGAGGTTCAAGACAAGATTAAGAAGAACAACGAGGTTGATGCTCAACTTGTTAAAGCTGGATTGAGAATTGATGAATTGATTAACGAGAAACGTGGATATGAAAGAGTCCAAGCGACAAACCAAAATCAAATTGAAAACCTTCATGCTCGTATTGAAAAAAACAATGGTATTATCTTGAAAATTGCCGAAGAGTTTGAACGTGAAAAGATTTACAAAATCTACGTTGATGTGTTTGGAAAGAACGGTATCACCAAGATGATTATGAAAACCATGATGCCGTTGATTAACTCCGAACTTCAAAGACTCCTTCAGGACTCTTGTTTCTTTAACTTGGAGATTCGTATTAACGACAAGAACGAGGTTGACTTTATTATGGTTGATAACGGAACAGGAATTGAAAAACCAATGACCGCTGGTTCAGGATATGAAAAGACAATTGGAGCGTTGGCAATTAGGGCAGTACTTTCCAAAGTGTGCTCACTTCCAAAACCAAACATATCAGTTTACGATGAGACTTGGGGGAAGGTGTCTAACGAAAACTTGGAAATGGTTGGAGACTTCTTTATGAAGTTAAAGGATTATTTTGAGAAAATCTTCGTAATATCGCATAACCCACTCATATCAAATTGGGCGGATAATGTGGTTAGAATTAACAAAACAGATAACATTTCAAAAGTCTCACAATAGTGGGACTTTTTTGTTTAAAAAATTTTTATTATCTTTGTAGTCTAAATAATAAACCATGATCTTAAACCAAAACCAATTATTTAATGCTCAGGAAACTTTAGAAGACTTTAAAGTTTTACTTATAAGATATCAACAAGTTAAAAATGATGAAAATAAATTAAGGGCTTTTTTTGTTAGAAATAGAAATCCACTTTGGGATTTGACAGGATGTAAATTTTATAAGACAGGGTTATTGTCTAAAGAGGCTAAAAAGTTAGACAAGAAAGATTTGGTAGACGACCACTACATTCAAAGAAGTAAGGGACTTAAGTTTGTATTTGCGGAACTTGAAAAAGACCCAAATATGAGTTTGGAAATGTTTATTAACATTGTTAAGAAGTATTCCTCAACAGTAAAACTATCTAAAGAAGAGCATGTAAAAGTTACATCTTTCGCTAAGAAGAATCCTACTTATTTAAATTATGAAACTTATTTGGCTTGTGGAATTAAAGTTGATGGGTTATCGGATATTATTTTAAAATAATTGGTTATTCTAAGAAAGTTTAAATAAATTATTGTATCTTTGTCAAAACAATTAGAATGAAAAAATACCTATTAACAATATTCGGAGAATTTAAATCCGATGAAATTTGTAAAGAAATTGCAATTGCCTTAACACCAGTGGTTGATTCACCAAACCTTAAGTTTCAATTTACGAAAGGTGTTTTAATTTTTCACTTTGCTTCTGAAATGGACATGAGTGATATACATGAGTACTTGGAAATGACATCTTATGATTTATATGAGTCATTCATTTTGTCAGAGTATACTGACAAAGTGTCAGTTTTTATGACAGAGGAAAACAAGAAACATTTGTTTAATTTGGATAAAAATGATACTAATAATGGTATTGAATTGGTATTAACACCTAAGAATGGTATTCAGTATATGGATGAGGATGAAGATGATGAGTTCGTGGCACTTCTTTTGAATGAAGTTAAGAATCACATAAAGACCCCAACTTTAGATCAATTACTTGAAAAAATTAAAAATGAAGGAGTTGGTAATCTAACACCATTTGAAAAAGGAACCTTAGATAACTACAGTAAAAATTAATATATGAAAGAAAAATCAACAATACCAATTAACCAAGAAGAAATTACGGGATATCTTAAAGACATCCGCAAACTACGAGTAATGACACCTGAACGTGAGAGAGAACTTGCGGAAAGAATGTTATCGGGTACCACAACTGAAACTGAGAAAAAACAAATTTATCAAGAGTTGTTGGAGGGTAATCTACGTTTTGTCATCACTGTTAGTAAACAATATCAGAATCAAGGATTAGATTTATCTGACCTTATTGCTGAAGGTAATTATGGTTTGATGAAGGCAATTGAAAATTTTGATTGGACGAAGAGGTTGCGATTCATATCTTATGCTGTTTGGTGGGTTCGTCAATCAATCTTGCAGTCACTAAACGAAAATGCAAGGACCATTCGTCTACCTGTTAATGTGGTTCAAGAACTGCATAGAGCCAAAAAAGAAATGGATGCTGTTGGTGTTGAACTCCCTGAAAAGTTTTCAACATTACCATATACCATTAACTACGACAACCCACTTAATGAAGACGGTGATACATTGTTGGATGTTTTGAATAATCCAAATGCCGAACTTGCGGATGCTAATTTATCAAGTGAAGAAACATTAAAGGAAAAGTTATTGGAAATGTTGAATGTTTTGGATAACCGTGAACGTATTATCATTGAAGATTATTTTGGTCTATCAGGTAATACTAGAACATTAGAAGATATTGGCGGTGACTTTTCTTTAACTAAAGAAAGGGTAAGACAAATCAAGGAAAAGGCTTTACGAAAACTACGAAACGAGACTGGTAGTTTATTCGATTATTTGTAAAACTAATTTAAGGGTGTATTTATTAAGTACACCCTTTATATTTAGGGTAAATTTAAAAATAAAAACTATGAAAAATTTTATACAAAAAAACTTTACAGTTATTGTACTGGTAATTGCATTACTTAGTTTCTTCAAAAGTTGTGGAGACGGAAGAGAGTTAGCTAAAATAAGAAAAGAAATTGAAGCGATTAAAGATTCGACTTACACTAAAAAAGAATTAGATAAAGAATTGAAAATTATGGGATTGGAATCAGAAAAAAGAATGATTCAAGCGACTGATAGAAAATTATTGGACGTTCAAAGACAAACTCAAATTGAAGAGGAAATTAAAAAACTAACTTCAAAGTAATATGAATTGGATTCAAAGAAATTTTAAAAAAATAATTTATGTTGCGTTCTTGGTGCCGATTTTAACGGTGGCTGGTGTGTCAATATCCCACGTAACTTCTTGGTATGGTTTATCCAATCCATTTAGTTGGGCAATTTATTTGTCTGTAGGTATTGAGATTGCTGCCTTGTCAGCACTTGCTGCAATATCAGCTCAGATGGGTAAAAAAGTATATTTCCCATTCGGGATTGTAACCCTTATTCAGTTTATTGGTAATATCTTTTTTGCTTATCAATACATTGATGTAAATTCACAAGCATTTAAAGATTGGATTGATTTGGTTGACCCAATTGTTTCTTATCTTGGTGTTGAATCAGGCGACCCTGTTGGTCATAAAAGATTCTTGGCATTATTTGCTGGTGGTATGTTACCAATTATATCATTGTCTTTTCTTCATATGTTAGTTAAATTTGAAGAAGAAGAAAAGAAAGGTGGTAATAATTTATCACAACCTGTTGTTGGTATAGATGAATTGAGTATTGAAGCAGGTAAAAGAGAAGCTGAAATTGAAAAAGAAAAATATACACCAACTCAAGAAGATTTAGAAAGACTTGAGAAGGAACTAATTAGGGTTAACGAACAAAAGTTTGGAAGTTTAGTTGAACAAATCCAAACAGAACCGATTGAAGATCCGGAGATTAAAAGATTAAGTTACATAAGAAGAGATGCTTAATATTGAAAAATACGGAAACTTCAAAACTACTGGCAAACAAAAAAAGAAAAAACAAATCATCTTGTGTCATACTTCAAGGGAGGTTGAGGAATACTTAGCCTCCCTTAAATATAGATACAATTCTACGTACGATAAAATCCCAAACTACGTCATAACCAAAAATGGAACAGTTTTACAACTGTTACCCAACAACGGATATACCAATTTTTTTACTGAAGACAACATAAACAAAAACTCAATTGTGGTTTGTTTAGAGAATTTAGGGTGGTTAGAAAAGAAACCGCTAACAACCTATCATATTAACTGGAAAGGAAGTATTTATAATCAACAGGTTTACGAGAAAAAATGGAGGGACTTCTTCTTTTGGGAACCATACACAACCAATCAGATTGAAAAAACTGCTGAGTTATGTGGTTACCTGATAAATGAATTCCAAATTAAAAAAAATTGTGTAAGTCATAACACTAAGATTGACGGTGTTGAGAATTTTGAAGGAATTGTTTCAAGAAGCAATTTTAACGAAAAATACACAGATTTAAATCCATCATTTAACTTTGAAAACTTTACAAAACTAATAGAAAATGGGTAATTTACATAACGACAGGTACGACGAAATAAAATCGTTGATTAAAAAATCAAAAATGTTATTTGAGCAAGATACTCAAGATAACATGGCGGCAAGTATTGAAAGTAGAATAGAACAAGATACTGAATACGAGACCGCGGTAGATGACAAGGAAGAAGGTGAAACTCAAACACCTAAGGATAAATCACAAAAATATAGAATATCAGGTGGTATTTTGGCCTTACATGGTAAAGGCAGAAATGATTTGGATATTACAACTGACGAAAAAGTTGCATTCCAAGAAACCATGGATGAATTCGTAGAGGAAGTTTCTGACTTGGCCGACTTTAATACATTAAATGTTTATACAAATAATGTTGATTGGTCGGGTAAAATCATTGACCAAGATATTGAGTTCACATTCACAATTGGTGAAAACAGTGGAATCTATATTAACGGTGAAATGATGAAGGTTGATGAAGATTTCTTAGATATGATAAATAAACTTCAACAATTTTACCAAAAATTTAAATCTAAATGGGGTAAAGTTTTGGCAAATAGAAAGAAAACTAAAGAATCACCAAAATAATGGAAACAATTAAAAATTTTGTAATTAAAAATTATGATACAATCTTATCGGCACTGATAATATTGTTTATATTGTATTGGGCTATGACTATGTCAAACACAAGTACAATGAGCGCTATTGATAAAGCTAAACTTGATTCATTAACAAACGTTGTTAATGAACTTAACAAAGAACAAGATATCTTAGAAGATAAAATTGAACTTATTGACGAAGAAGTTGAAAAGATTGATGATAACATTTCAAAGATAAAAACAAATAAAACAAAAACAGGAAAAAAATATCATGAAGAAATTAATCGTGTTGATAAGTATTCTGAGCCTGAGCTTGACGGCTTTTTCTCAAACAGGTACAAATAATCAACCAACTAAATGTTTTCCTATACCAGTTGTTAAGCAAATCACTAAAGATTTAATTAGCGGTGATTCTGCTAAAGCTCAGTTAAAATTAACAGAACAACAATTGTTAGAAACAGAAAACAAAGTTGTTATGAAAGATAGTGTTATAAGTTTATTAAGGGTTAAAGAAAATAACTATCAAACAATCATTGGCGCTCAAGACCAAAAATATTCAATCTTAGAGGACCACACAAAGAAAGTGGAGTTAAATTTAAAAAAAGAAAAAATCAAAAATAAATTTACATCTGGTTTGGCCGGCATTGCCATTTTAACATTAACCTTTTTATTAATAACAAACTAATGGCACTTACATCAACCGAAAAAAACGAAATTGAAGTGATGATTCGTAAAGAGATTAGAAACTTTATGGACAATAACACAATTAAACAATTTGAAGACAAATTATTAGACAGAATCTCCAAAGAAATCAAGCGAGGTAAACTTGAAGGTGATGTTAAAGATATAACCCTAAGAATGTTCCGTGAATTCTACCAATTTATGTGGATGAACCGTGGTTATTGGGAACCAAGACTTAAAAATGCTTAACTATGAATAATTCTACAACTGAATTTAAAAATGCGATTGATAAAGCATATACTACTCAACCAAATGTTAAATTAAATACCACAACAATTGGTGATGCTTTAAAATATAAATCATCATTTACTGAAGAGTTTGATGATGATGGTAATAAGTATGAAACTTTTTTAAATAAAAAGATGAATACCAAAAAAATTGATGAGGAAAAATTAAAAGGTGGTTTATCTGATAATAAAACTATTGAAGATATCGCAAAAAAACACGACAAAAAAGGTTATTATGATATCAAAAATATGGTTTCTTCTTTGAAAAAAGAATTAAGTATGGGTATTAAAGTTGAAATGGAACACACTAAAGATAAAACCAAAGCAAAAGAAATCGCCATGGACCATCTTTGGGAAAACCCAACTTACTATTCTAAATTAAAAAAAATAGAAACAAAAGAAGCTACAGGATCAGGTTCATCAGGTGCGTATTCAGGACCTGTTTTTGGTGGAGATAATCAGTTTTGGGAAAGAAGTAGATCTGAAAACCCAAAATTAAAAGAAAGTGAAGTTGATAAAGTTGAAGCTAAAGAGGCAACAACATCTGGATCCGTTGGTGGTTATGAATCACCATCTATGTGGGCTAAATCAACAAGTAAAAAAGATTGGGGTCCAAGTAGAAAGACTCAAATACCTGGAGGAGGATTTGTAAAAATTAAGAAGAAATGTACCAAATTTCCATATTGTAATCAGGGTGATATTAATAACCTTAAAATTAGTAAAAACGAATCAGTTAAAGAAGCTATTGAAAACGTGGCTAAAAAACTTGGGGTTAGTAAAGACGTTATCATGACTATTTTAGAACATGAGTATGAAAACGTAGGTAAAAGAATAAAATAAAGATATTTATAATAAAAAATACAAGATGAAAAACTTTCAAGAAAATATTGATAAATTAGTCTCAAAGATTTTAAATGAAGAAATTGAGACTAAAGTTAAACATATCACAGAGACAAAAGGTCAATGGGAAGAAATTAAAATGGATGAGGAACTTAGTGGTAAACAGTCCAAAATTGATGTTGCCGAACCTAAAGGTAAGATAACTGCCGCAGATTTTAAAAAACTAAGAGACGCTAAAGCACATAAAAAAGAAGTTGAAGAAATTTACACTGGTTATGATTCTGAAGAGGAAGAAGTTGAAAAATTATCTCAAAATGAACCAACATATGTTGGTAAAGGTTTAGCTGATAATAAAATTAAAAACAAAATTAGAAACAAAATGTTTGGTTCATTTGATGATGGACATGGTTGGTTTGACCAATCTGACAGAGAACATACAGGTGAATTTGATTTTGATTACGATGAAGAGGAGTTTGAAGACTTTCCATCATTAATGGATAAACACGGTAAAAATCAAAGATGGTTTGCACCAAATGATGGGGAAAAATTCTTTAATCAATATAAAGATAAGTTCGGTGGAAAACCGTTTAGAGTTAGAATTGCTAAAGGGTTGGAAGAAGAAGCTGAGACTGAAGAAGGTAATGCGTTTACAGGAGCTTTAGCTAAGGCTAAAAAATCTGGTGATGATAGTTTTGAAGTTGATGGTAAAGAATATAATGTTAATGAATCTGAAGACAAATGGATTCAAAAAACTAACATGAAAAAAGGTGCGTTACATAAAGCGTTAGGGATTCCTGAAAGTCAAAAAATATCTAAAACTAAATTAAACTCAATTAAGAAAGATTTAATGTCTAAAGCTAAAGGTGATAAAAAATTATCTGATGCGGATTCTAAGTTGTTAAAACAAGTTAACATGGCATTAACATTAGGAAATATTAATGAGAGTAAAAATACTTTATCGTTAACAGAGAATGAGTTAATTGATATGATTGAAAATATTGTTAAAGAACAAACAGTTAAAGACTCATCAGAAAAAAATAATTTTGGTGTTAATAAACCTCAAGGTTTAAAGAAAACTGAAAAAGCTCAAGGTGAAAGTCAAAAAGAAAATGACAAGTATGCTAAAGAAGTCGTTAAGAAAATGAAAGATTACATGAAAGACATGTATATGGGTGGAGGAAGTTATGATGAAAATCCTGACGATTTCCCTCAAAGTAATTACGACATGGAGAAAGAACATAATGAGATGAAGTACCACCCATCAGATGCGGTTGAGGAATACATTGAAGCTTTTTCTTATCCTGGTATGACAAATCTTGTTTATGATGAAATTAAACCAGACGATGAAATGATTTCAAGACAAATTAAAGGTGATTCTAAAAACGGTAATGCTGTAAGTGGAAAAGATGGTAAAGCGTTAGGTAACGTTTCAAAAAGAAGTGAGAAGGTTGGAGAAAGATTTAAAAAGAACTTTGATGAAAATTTATATGGTGCAGAACAAATGAATGGTACTTATAAAAAAACAATCGCACCTGTTGATATTGCTGGGGGTAAAAAACAACCAGGTTCTTTAAAAAGTATTAAAGGAGGCTCAACAGGTAAAGCAAACAAAATCATGAGTCAATTGGAGTCTACAGAAGCTAAAGCAACTAAGATTATCAACGAAGATTTACAGAAAATGAAAAATTTGATATCTTATAATAGAAAAACTCAATAAAAATTCACATTTAATAAAATTAGACTATAATTCTCCATAGAAACAACATTCTATGGAGAATTTTTTTAATTGGATGACTAAGCCAATGCCTCAAGAAGAAGTTATAATATGGTTCAATATTCATAATATGAATTATGAAAAAATTGAATTGTATGGTGATATCTCTAAGTCATTAACCAAAATTATTATGGATACGTATCTCGGAGAAAACATATCTGAGACCAAAATAACGCTATCTGATGAAGATAATGCGTCTCATTTTGAATGGTGTTGGAAAAAAATGATTAATGACTTTAAAAAAGAAAATATTATTATTAAATTAAATGGTGATCACAAAGAATATTTCCAATCTTTTTTTATGGACACATTCTATAATCAATCTAAAACTAGTATAAAACATTCAATCGATAAATTTTTAAATGAAATATTTGACACTGAGGTAACATTTTCTAAATCAGATTTAGATTTATTAACAGAATTATATAAATTAATGGAAAAAAATATGGAATAAATCGTTGATTCTATTTACACCAGAAGGAAAAAACTTACTTTTTAATTATTAAAATAAACAATTACAATTTTTAAAGAAATGGAAACATTAGAACAAATTAAAGTGTTGACTGAATTACTTTCAGTAGATACTACAAAGTTTTTTGGCGGTAACAAAAGCGCAGGAACAAGAGCTAGAAAATCTGCTCAAGAGTTGAAGGCATTACTTCAACAATTAAGAGGTGAAATTTTAGAACACAACAAGACAGAAAAAAATGCATAATATTGATACAATATATCTTTTTATATTTGTTTTCACAATATTGGTGTCATTAAAAAATGTCACAAATTTTTTAGGTGCCCTGTTACAAAAAGAACCAAAACCATTGGTCTATAGTAACAGGGAACTTATCCTCTTAGGAGTATCAATTAGTTATATTATAACATATCTATTACAAAAATGAGTTTTTATAAAGAAATATTACCATTCGTTGAATATATCCATTCAATTAGAAAGTTGGAGACATATCTAAGTTTTGATATGAAGTTCCCAACTAAATGGTCTATACCTAAGAGTATAGTAGATGAAGGACAGGTTATTGGGTTTGAGGTTGATGATCAAAACTCAAAAGGAATAACATTTATTTGTCCAATTGCCGAAAAAGATATGTCAATCACTTTAGTTAAGATTGGTAAGGTAATTAAATTAAATAAAGAAAGAGAGTTAAAAGAAAGATTGTTTAAGCAAACAGTAGAACAACTAAAACAAACTTTTGAAAAAACTGATTTAGATAAATTACAGAATCTATACTTTGATTTTGATGAGGGAGACCTTGATACAGAGTTAGATACAGAATTAGAGAATGAATTAGACAATGAGCAAGACAGACAGGAGTCAACAATTACTGAATTGGTTCAATAGTGAAACACTAAAAGACAAAAGAGAGTTGGATAGACAAAAAGAAAAAATTGTTAGAGAAATAAAGGGGTTAAAAAAAGACGAGCTTTTTCCTAAGCCCGTTAAATTAAGTTTATGGAAGAGAATAAAAATAATACTTTTGGGGAAATAGAAAAATTGGCGTTGATTGCAGAATCAGTCCAAACCCTTTTTAGTGGTAAAGGTACCATTATCTTTGAATTACCTAAAGGTGAGTACACCAATGTCATTAATCACTTTAGAGAGGTTGATAGATACCACAAACAGTTTTCTATTGATATATCAGGAACCGAGTTCCATTTTATTTTGGACGAACAGGATAAGTCGTAAACTTACGATATAAAACTTTTTTATCAAATCCGTTAGATTCTAACAAACTATACAAATATTTTCGTTGAGGGGAGGAACAATCTTTAATAAAAAGACAGTCTCCCCTTTTTCTTTTAAAGAAATATGAAGATAAAGACTCAACAAATCTAGTACACTCTGATTCATTTTTTAGTGAAAATAAATCAATTTCTTCGTCTTTTTGTAGGATAACTTTGTTGTTAAGTACTGATACCATTTTTAACCCATCACCTTTTAAGTGTTTTTTAATAAATTCCTGGGCGGTAATCTTTATCTTATTTCTAACATCATAAATTAAATCTTCTTCTTTGTAATGGTTTATTGATAATATAGACATACCTCCATCTTCTAACTTAACCTTAACACTTCTACCAAACTCATCGGTCATATATACAGGTGCAGATTGATTTACGGACATTTCAATTAATCCTAATTCAAATCTACACTCTTTACCATTCTCAACTAAAACCTCAAAAATTACATCATTAGACTCTTTAATTAACTGTTTAAAATAATTTTTAGCACGAGATAAAGTTATAAACTTCTTTATAATTTTTTTTCTTGTTTTATTCTTAAATAAGACTACCAAATAGTTTGCCATATATGAATAATTATTACGAAATATTAGGAGTAAGTAAAGACGCTACTCAAGATGACATCAAAAAAGCGTACAGAAAACTCGCAATACAATACCATCCAGATAAAAACCCTGATGGCGCTGATAAATTTAAAGAAATTGCTCAAGCGTATGATATCGTTGGTGATGAGAATAAAAGAAAGGATTATGATAATCGTTTGAGTAATCCTTTTGCTGGTGGCGGTAATCAGATGTCATATGAAGATTTTATTAATCAAATGTTTGGTAATCAACAAAACAACCCATTTAACAATACCCAAAGACGAAAGTCAGCTCCTGATAAAATAATTAAAGTTCAAGTTAGTCCAATAGAGTCTTACCGAGGTTCTGATAAAACTATTAATTATATTAAGGATGATAAATGTGACATATGTAATGGGAGTGGAGGAGACCAACAAGTGTGTAATACTTGCAGAGGTGCTGGATTCCAAGTTAAAGCTTTTGGAACTGGTTTTATGACTCAACAAATTAGAACTGCGTGTGGTTCTTGTGGGGGTAGAGGATATACTTTAGTACACAGATGTTATAATTGTGGTGGTAATGGAGTTAAATCCAATGCTCGGGAAATAAATGTTAAATTACCTGTTGGTGTTGATAATGGTCAATATTTAAAGTTGGCGGATTTAGGTGACTTTAAAAATGGTGAATATGGTGATTTGGTTATTCAAATAGAAGTGGTAACTAAAGATGGATTTGAAAAAATAAATAATGACTTGGTTTACAATTTATTTTTAAATTTAGAGGAAGTTAAACAAGATACATTTACAATACCACATCCTGATGGAAATTTAATTATGAACGCGTTAAAAACATTCGACACCTCAAAACCTTTAAGATTGAGAAATAAAGGATATTCAGGTGGAGATATGTTTGTAAAACTAAATGTTAAGTTTGATAGGACTATTTAAACCAAGAAACAATATGTTTAAATAATTCAATTGTTCCGTAAATTGATATGAATAAAATATAAAAACCTAAAAGTATAGTTCCAATTTGGAATGTTCCTGGTCCTTTTTGTTTACATGTTTTACATTCGGATTTTTGTTGTTCGTAGTTTTCCATTATATTTATAATTATGTTACTTGAGCAGATTATTAAAAGAGTTCTATATCAATATCTTGATGAAAAAGAACAACACAAATATAAGAAACCTCGCAAATATAGTCAATCATATTGTGAGAAGACTCCATGTCGTAAAATGGGATTCACTCAAAAGGCGTCCTGCCGTCCATACAAAAATTGTTATAAATAATTTGCTTTTTGAAGTTTTTTTCGTATACTTGTAGAAAAGTAATTATATGATCTCATACATCGGTGGAAAATCAAAAATAGGAAAATGGATAGTTCCGTTCTATCCTGAAGATATGGAAACATATCTTGAAACTTTCGGAGGAATGTTTTGGTGTTTCTTTAACATGGACTTATCAAAGTACCCTAATCTTAAGAAGGTCGTTTATAACGACTTCAATCCACTGAATTATAATTTATTTCAGTGTATTAAAAATCCGACACTATTGTTGGAGGCGATTAATTCTATTCCTTGTCAACAATTTGGGGAAGAAATTACGCCGACTATCTATAAAGAACAATTCAATAACTTTCAATCAGAGTTGTTTGAGAGTGGATTTACAATTAACTACCCTGACTATGTGGTGGCATCAAAGTATGTTTATATTTTAACATCTGTGTTTAGCGGTAGTAAACCTGAGACAAGTTCATTCATTGACTTGAAAGGTAAGTATAAATCAAAATATCTTACATTCAGGGATAAGTTATTAAAACCTGAATGGGTTGAACATTTCTTAAGGATAACAGATGTTGAGAATATGGATTTTGCTGACGTTATTAAAAAGTATGATTCACCAACCACATACATTTATTTAGACCCACCCTATTATCGAACTGAAAATTATTATTCTAATCATGATTTTGGAAGAAAAGACCATGAGAGATTAGCAGATTGTTTAAAAAACATACAAGGTAAGTTCAGTTTATCTTATTATGATTTTGATTTATTACATGAATGGTTTCCTGAGGACAAATATAGATGGGAGAAAAAAGAGTTTGCTAAAGCAGCCGCAGCAAAGAAAGGTACAAAACAAAATATGGGAGAAGAGTTGTTAATATTAAATTATTAAGTTACTTTTGTGTCTTCAATATATTTATAGTATAAAAATACCGCAGATGAAATTTACGTCGTTATTAAAAACAGTTATTCTTGAACAATCAAGATTCGAATTATTATTTGATGCGTTAACTAAACCGTCAAAAGATAAAGAAGGAAATAAGGTTAAGCCAAAGTTAAATAAAGATGAGTTTATCTTATTAGTTAATGCTGACCCTACTACTAGAACTAATAATGTTAACATGTTAACTGCGGATTCTAAAGAACTTGCTAAAGTTAAGGCTGGTAAGTATGTTCAATGGTTAATTAAGAATTATTTATTACCAAAAACTGAAAGACAACCTGGCGATAATGGTTATGAAAAAGAAGTAAAACAAGTTAAAGAAACTTTCATGGAGGACTTATATAAGGTTACTGATGACCTTACAAAGTTTGAAAGATTCAAGAACAGATTACCTCAAGATATGAGGGACATTAATAAACTAACTCCATCATTATTATATGATGCGGTTAAAGACTTTGATTTAACTTTAGCGACAACAACTAAATCTGAAAGAAAATCGGCACCTGTTCATCCTGGTTCTAAATTATTATTTGACGGTCCAACATGGAGAGTTATTGAGATTAAAGATAAGGGAGCGGTTGGTAAAGAGGCAGCTTGTTTCTATGGTGGTAATCAAAAAGAAACTAGATGGTGTACATCAGCACCAGGCCTATCATATTTTGAGAGATACATTAAAGACGGACCTTTGTATGTAATATATAAATCAGGTGATACAGACGTTACCTCTGATACAGGTTTACCAAAAGAAAGATACCAATTCCATTTCCCAAGTAATCAATTCATGGATAAGGATGACCGTCAAATTGATTTGGTTAACTATTTAAACGGACCAATGTCTGAGTTAAAAGATTTCTTTAAACCTGAGTTTGCACAAGGATTAACCGTTGGTGGTGAAAAACTAGTTATTGATAGTTTTAGTCACGGGGCTGTTGGTAAATTTATCGGACTTTACGGTTTAGATGATTTAATTGATAATCTACCATCAACGTTGAAAGAGTTCCAAATTCAAAACAGAGATAAGAATGATGTTATAATTACCATCCCTGAATCTATTGGTAGATTTAAAGATTTGAATATGGTTTTGTTTGACAATTGTGTTGAGAGTATTCCTGATTCAATCTGTAATTTACCTAAATTAAGATTTTTAGCGTTAATTAACAACAAAAAACTTACTGAAATACCTGAGTGTGTTTCTGAATTACCAAACCTATTTTTCTTAAACCTTAAAGGAAGTCCAAATGTTAGAGTACCTGAAAGTGTACAAGCAAGAGGAACTGACATGGGTGGTGGAATGTGGGACCTACAAGACTAATAACCTTTTAAATCTAACAAAATGAATGTTGATGTTGAAATATACATAAATAATATTGTCAAATTTTTTAAGTCAAACCCTAAAGACCTTTTAAATCTCGTTCCAAAAGAAAGAGAAGAAGATTTTTATGGTAAGATAAGAGAAGTTGCAATTGAAAACTCAGACAAGGGAAAGGATGCTCCATTAACTCAAAAACAAATGATTGACATATGTGTCGTGCTTAACGGTAAAACACCAAAAGAAGATAAAGTTGTTGAGGAAAAACTTGAGAGTTATATTATGGGGACAAAATTTGGACCTATGTTTTTAAACTAATAAAAAAAAAATATGATATCATTAATTTTAGTAATTTTAGCGGGAATTTTAAATGCCGCAATGGATATTATTGTATCAGCGATACGATATAATAAAAGTGTGTTTATGATGTTACCCAAGAAATGGGAGACATTTTTTGACTCAACAGTTTCTTGGAAGAATAAATGGAAAAATGGGGATCCAAATCAAGGTGAAAAGTTTTTTGGATCAAGTACTTTTTTAGTGTGGACAACAGACGCTTGGCATTTGGCTAAGACAACAATGTTGTTTCTACTTTCAATGGCAATTACATTTTATACTCCTTTAGTGAATAAGAATATTGATATTTTTATTTATTGGATAGTATTTGGTTTTACATTTGAAATGTTTTTTAGTAAATTTTTTATGAAAAAAAAATAAGGTATAATATCATATACTTTATTAAAACAATTTTTAATTATGGAAACACCATATATAATAAAAGATTATGAACAAAGAGAAGGTTTTTTGGCTAGAAATCAAATCTTAATACCTAAAAAAGGATTTGACGAATATCTTAAAGATAAAAAAATGAGTCTTGTTTATAGTGAATCAACCTCTGATTTCGAAACTGGTAAAATATCATTTGAGTCTAAAATTTATAAAACACAACAATCGTTTTATTTAAACTTATTGTTTGATGACGATGGTAGTACTAATATGACAATATATTATAAACAACAACAGTTAAGTGAATTAACTATATTTGTAACACAACTATTAAAACAATTTAAAAATTATTCAAAATAAAAAATATGGAAATTACATCAAAAGAATTAAAAGAAAAAATTAAAAATGGTAATAAAGTTATTATTGATTTCTATGGTACATTTTGCGGACCTTGTAAGGTGATGAAACCTATGTTTGAAGAAGTAAGTCAAATGACTATAGAAAATAGGTTACCTGTAGAGTTATTTACGTTTAACATAGAGAATGACAGAGAGTTTATTACCGAATTAGGGTTAAGAAGTGTCCCAACAATTAAAGGATTTTCAAATGGAAAAGAGGTTTTTTCAGAGATTGGACTTAAACAAACAAACGCCATTTTAGAAATGGTTAATAATTTAAACAAAATATGAAAGATTTAAGTGTTGTAGTTTACACAATGAAAGGGTGTCCTTTTTGTACAGACTTTAAAGAAATGTTAGTCAAAGAAAACATTGAGTTCTTTGATAGAGATATTGATGAATATAAAGAAGAATATGATTTATTTGTTGAAATAACCAATAATGATATGATTCCTTCGTTATTAATTATTGAAGGTGATGAAAATTCTCACGAATCATTTTTATATGCACCTGAAAGAAACTACAATGAGTTAACTGAGGCTCTTGATATTATCAAAGGTCACAGAAAGAATGTTGGTATAATTTAAAAAATTATAAAATCTTTTATTCTTTTTTTAAGAAAATCATAATCCTGAAGTGGGTTGGTTATTTCAATAGACCAATCCACTTTTTTTATGTCCTGTTCTAACCAAGACATATCGAAGTCAAATACATCAAGAATTGCTGAAGTTAATACCATATCAACATCATTCAATTTAGTTTTAACTAAAAATAATTGGTCACCAGACTCGTCTTTTTTGGTTGACATTTCAAATACCAATGTGGATACAGGGTATAATGATGGTATATTGTAGAATATGTGTTTACCATAATAATATAATAATCTACCTTGATTCAATGAATATCCATGGGGAAATTCAGAACAAAAAATTAAATTGTTGCTTTCAGTTATAGGTTTTAGAAAATGTCGGTAATCATATGAAACTGTAGAATCTTCTTCAAATGATTTTATTTGTGAGTTGTGATAAGAACAATTGTTAGTATTATGATATGCAAAGGTTAATGATTCTGATGGTTTTAACTTTGAATCATACTCAATTAAATCTATTATATGTGTAAGTTTTACCTCACCAATTAAATCTTCAAATTTTATGATAAATTCATCTTTAAGTTTACCGATGTTTAACGGTTCGTTATATGTTGTTTTACCTTTAATAACGTAAAAGTTAAAACAATCAACAACTTGAATTATACTCTCTTCTTCTTTAGGTATTTGGTTTAAAATGAAATCTGCGAACAAATTTACAAGGGATAATCTACTAACAGGTGACTTTAATATCATTAGTTTTAGTTTTTAATATTTATTGTTTTACTAATTATAATAAATTTAATTGTAAAAACAAATAAGTTTTTTAAGATAAAGGAACTATTGGGTGTTTACTTGAAGAAATTATAAAAGAAAAGGGACTAATTTAAGTCCCTTTATTTATTATATCTTTTATCTCATCTACGGAATCGTATAACATTTTTAGAAATCTTGGCCACATATCAGGATTAAATTTCTTAATTGTATTGATTAAGATTAAATAATATGGTTCTTTATTATTCATAAATTCACTTGTTTCAGGATATTCAGTTGAAATATTTGCTAATAAGTTTGCAATTCTTGTATCTTCTAAACCTTCATCACTTATTCTATTAATAACATCTAAAGATAATCTTGATAAAGGTTCACTTTTAGCGAAATAGTTAAGGATATTGTTTAGTGATTTTAAAAGTAATTGCCTGTTTTCAACTTTAATTACCCCATCATTTCTTCTTCTAAACTCATTAACTAAACCTTCTAAAAATTCATTTGTGACGGATCTAAATTCAACAGGATGACCCCAATATTTCTCATCAACTGTAGGGTCATAATCTTTCCAATATTTGTCATTAGACCTTGTAGTAAAGTTTGGGTCGGTTGCATGCATTAATTCATGGTATAGGGTTAAAAATAAATTCTTTTTTGAACCAAATAGTTTTGGATTAAGTTGCATTACAAACTTTTGAGGGTTTCTTGTTGTTTTTGGGTTTAAATCCATTTGACCGTAATTTTTATATCTTGGATTTAAAAATATTCTAACTTTACCTTCACTACCATCTGCGGTTATGAATTCCATTTGGTCTACCTCAATCTTTCTTGGGATTTCTTTACTACGTAAAGTCCATAATCTATCAGTTAACTCCAATAGTTTGGTATAGTCTTCAGGTGACAATTTATATCTTTTTTGTTCAGATATAACGTTTGATAGTATGTTTATAAACTTAATCATTCTATGTTAAATATAATCTCTGAAGTACATGTTGATGTTTTTATCAACTTTTCTTGAATCGGGATAATCAGGAGGGTAAACAGATAAACAATCCATACCATCTTTTAATAAACTCAAATAAGAACCCCAATATTCCAATGTACCACGATTATACCCTTTATTATCACCTAAATAATCGGTAATATAACTTTCAAAGTTATGTATTGGTGTTCTAAATTTTTGAACTTCAGTATCTTTTTTGTATATATGTGGTCTTGTTACCCATTCACCTTTTCCAAAGTAAGTTAAAAGTTCGCTCCAAACATCTTCATATAATTCTTCTTCATATGCGTTATTGTAAGCCGAACCATAGATACTATATAACTCACCTTTTAATTCATCAAGTTCGTTATCCATTAGTTCATTCATGGTCTCTGAATTATCAACCACTTGGTCTATATTTGATTGGTCAATAATAACATATTCAGGATGACCCTGTTGTTGGGCGTAATCTTCAAGTAAATCGGTATGTACTCCAATTTGTTTACCTTCTAACGATTTAATAATATATTCTTTTAGGCGTAATAAGTTTTCTTTAGTTAGTTCTTCAATTACGTCACGATAAAGATTGTCAGTTAAATCATAAGAACCCCAACCATAGGAATGACTATCATACTCACCACTTAATAGTGACTCAACCGTATCTTTTGAAAGGTCGTTTCTATTTCCACTACAAAATAATTCGGCAAGGTCTCCCTGATTGTCAATAACCAAATATACTTCACCATTAACTAATTCAACATCACCTAAATACTTTAAGACATATTTCAAAAACTTCTCATTATTGGTTTCATAATAAAATAATAATAACTCATTTTGGTATTCTTCCGCAAATCTTCCTTCAGGGTCTAATTCATCTAATAACCCTCTCTTATTGACAATCTTAAGGAATGTTTCAATGTCGTTGATATACTTGATAAAATCAGTATCACCTTCATTAAACATTTCAATTAACTCATTAATATTCATAATATATAAATACAAAAAAAGGGGTAAAATTTTACCCCTTTCATAATTTTGTTAAATGTAAGACAATTAGTTACTTGTCTTGTTCACATTGTAGTACTTTTCAATAGTCTTTTTGATTGCACTTTTAACACTTTCTGTTGTTTGTTGTTTCTGTGCTTGTGCTGCTTGTACTTGTTGAACAGTAGGCTGTTGTGATTCGTTTCCTTTATTTTTGCATCCGCATCCTGACATAATTTTTATTTTTTAATTTTAGTTTATTAGTTTAAAGTTATGTTTATAAATAGTTTTTCTTATGGAACCATTATAACCATTGTTTACTTTTACCCCTCTTAATGCCGATGATAATTTAACTCTAACATAAGATGGATTACCTTTTGCAAATCCAGTTTCTATTAAATAATTTGCACCATCAACCAAAGTTTCAAATATAAATTCTTCATTAGTTTCAAGATTTGTTAATGAAAATTTATTTATATTCCCATTCTTATTTAAATTATATTTTGATAATTTAATTTTCACTTCATCATTAAATGTGTTTCGTCTAAATTCGTTTACCGATGCTAAATTATAACCATTTTTAAGATTATTAGATTCATATAGTGTAATAAATTTATTTTCAGTTTCAATTAACTCACTAGGGTCACAATATTCAACAATTTCAAATATAAAAACACCTTTACCATATTTGTTATATGATTTTTGTAAATATTCATTATCGTGAATACCTTTATCCAACATCCAAAAATGTTTATATTCTCGGTTTGAAATATTAACACTACTACCAATGTAAACCTTGTTATTAATGGTGTTAGTTATTTTGTAGATACCAGAATTCATAAAAATTGAAATTGTTCTTTCTTAATAATAAATACTATCTTTGATGAAATATAGATACAAAAGAATATTTATCAAATAAAAGTGTGATGGATTTTTTAAAATTAATACAAGAAGGAAGAGTTGATGACTTTAAAGTCAAGTATTCTCAGAAATTTGGTGGGGACAATGTAAATAAGATTATTGCGTCAGTTCCACAAAAATATTTGGATTGGGTTGGTAAGAACTTAGATGTTGTAAACTTTGACGAAACGTTCGGTAAAACTACCGAGGCATTAAATAAGTTTGAAAAGATTTCAAGTAATTTACCTATAACTGATTTAAGTCAATACAAAAGTGTTGGTCAGTTATTGGGGGCGTTAAGTGAATATGATGGTAGACAAAGAAGAAATGTTAAGAAGGTTGAGGGTGGTAATGTTGTTTATGATGATGATAGGTTTTTTGTTGTTAATCCACTAACTCACGAGTCATCTTGTTATTATGGTCGGGGAACCAAATGGTGTACTACCGCTGAAACGGATACACATTTTAAAAGATATAATGAAGACGGTAAATTATTTTACATAATAGATAAAACCCTCCCAACCAATGATCCTTTTTATAAGGTAGCACTTCTTAAAAAGTTCGATGGGGATAAAACCTATTATGATAGTAAAAATGAAACCATTAAAAATGGGTGGATATTAAATACAAATAAATTAAATGAAATTTTAACATCAATTGACGAGTATCTTAATGCTGAATATGCCCAACAAATAAAAATATTCTCAGACAAAGAAGCCGCTAAAAAAGAAAGAGAAAGACTTGATAGATTGAGAATACAAAGAGTTCTTCAAGATAGAAGAGAAGAAGCGCAAGAAAGAAGATTGGAAGGTGAGTGGGAGTTAGGTCCTGACTGCCCTGACGTAGGTTTGAGGGCACATGCATTACTCAATTCGTTAGCTTCAAATGACGATGTTGAGATTATCACCAATGAAGATCGTGGTGAAATTGCCAGAATTGAAAATGAAATTCAAAGACTACAGACAGAATATGATAATGATGAAAATGTTAGACAAGATCTATTGGATGAGATAAGTGAATTGGAAGATACTTTGGAAGAACTAAAGACAAAAATTGATGTTTATAATATTGTCCCAACTGATGATTATTATGATACAACTGTTTTTGAAGTAATTGACGAACCAAATCTTGAAAATAATAGATACGCGGTGGGTGATGAAGATGAAATGCAATCAAGTGCATATGAATCTGTTGAGGAATTAATTGACGATATTGGTTATAAAGGATTCAACGAAAATTTTGCAAAATATTATATTGATGAAGCTGAGGTTATTCGTTATGCTGAGGATTTGTTTGAGGACGATGTTAGAGAAAACCCTGATTCATATATTAATGAAGATATGAGGATGTTATCGGATGACCAAGAAGATAGTATTAAACAATTGAGATTTAGAATATCTAAAGCTGAATCTATGATTAACCGATTTGAATCTGAAATGGATGGTGAGAATGATGATGATTTACAGGAAAGAATTGATGAGATGAATGAGGTAATTGAAGAAATGAATGATGAGATTACAGATATTGAATCAGACCCTGAAGGAGACTTTCCTGAAGACGAAATTGAAAATGCAATTAAAAACAGACTTTATGATATCAAACGTGATGTAACAGGGTTTATGGAAGAATATGGATTGAATTGGGAAGATTATATTAATAGGAGGGAATTTATTGATGGTGTAATTGATGAGGATGGTTATGGTGTTACTTTAAATCGTTATGATGGAAGTGTTGATGATGTGAGAGTTCAAGACCAATTGTTTTATGTTATGAGAATTGATTGATTAGTATAAAATTTCAATTATTATTCCTGTATGGCGAGAAAAAAGAAAATGTCATTTAAATTGAATCCTGAGTGGATGTTAAAAGAACCATTGGATTTTGAATACAACAAGTACACCTTGTTGGACTATATACAGAAATGCGAAAAAAGCCTTGATAGGTTTGAAATATATCCTGATTTTATTGAATTGTCATTACACTTGGCAAACATGCAATCGTTAACAAAAGAACATACCTTATTATTAACGAACAAGAAGTTCGAGTCATGTGATGATGAAATCATGTTGAAAGACTTATACCCAAAAAAACCTCGCCAACTTTCCGAAGAAGAAGAAAATGAGTTAACCAAAACAATTCAATATTCAAATAACAAATTATACGACACCTTTAATTTTGCCAAATCAATATGGAACTTAGCGTTTGATAGTGTTGAAATTTCTTTAAAAAAGAACAAAGGTTTTTTATCCTCAGGAATTGGTTATGTGTTCTATTACAGAAAAAAAGAAAACAAAGTATTTGTTTGGGAGTATCAAATAAAAAGAGACCGAAAACAACCAAATAGTAATAAAACAACTCTTAATTTAATATATGGGAATTCACCTGAAGACATAACATTATCTTCAATAATTGAAACCAATTCATCATTTGTTAAATCTAAAAATTATAAGACATTCCCTGTATTTGAAATGCAGTGTAATCAAGACTTTCCAATGGAACAGACAATAGTTCCAATAATGAAAAGAAAAGTTATAGCATACATTTTTCAAATTCTTAATATTAGTAAAATAAAAAATTTTGACTCTGAGTAATATTTTTTTTATAATTGGTTATCATGGGATTTAATAAGAGATATATAAACCACCAAAATACCTTAATTGCTCTTCAATCCAACAGATTAAAGGAGTATTATGGAAAAACTGATGCATTTATTTTCCAAGATTATGAAAGCGAAAAGATTTATGACTTATTTGTTGAAGGTAAAACAGAGAAAGAAATATTAAAAATTATTCAAAAATAATATGGAACAAAAAATTATCAAAAACTTATTGGGTAAACTCAGGCAACCCATACATATCGATTACATATCGAAATACATCCTTAATCAATCAATGGATGATACCATAAATTTAATTAATAAATTGGTTGAAGAAAATATTATAGAAGAATCAAAATACGCGAAGAATTATTATGTGGTTAAAAGTATATAAAAAATAATATGGAAGAAAAAGAAATGGTTAATCACCCAAGTCATTATGGGGGAGAAAGTAACCCATATGAGGTAATTAAAGTTATTGAGGTTTGGAACCTTGACTTTCACCTTGGTAATACTGTAAAGTATATTTCAAGAGCGGGAAAGAAAGGTACAGATAAAGAACTTCAAGATCTAAAAAAAGCATTATGGTACCTTGAAAGAAAAATACAAAATTTAGAAAAAAATAAAATATGAGAGAATTAGAAAATATTATTAACACCATAATCAATGGGGATTCCGTACAAGTTATGAAAGAAATTCCCGAATCGACAATTGATTTGATAGTTACAAGCCCAAAATATAATGTGGGTATTGATTATGATAGTTGTGATGATAGGATGCCAATGTCTGATTATTGGGAATGGACAAAAGAATGGTTAACTGAATCTTTCCGACTTTTAAAGGATGATGGTAGGGTTGCTATAAACATTCCCTACGAAGTTAATGTTCAAGATAGAGGAGGTAGGGTTTTATTTATGGCTGAGTTTTGGTCAGTGATGAAATCTGTCGGGTTCCAATTCTATGGGTTAGTTGACCTTGATGAGAACTCACCACACAGAAGTAAGACTACAGCTTGGGGTTCATGGATGTCACCAAGTAGCCCATACATTTATAACCCAAAAGAATGTGTAATATTAGCCTATAAGAAAGACCGTATTAAAAAAGTTAAAGGTGAACCACAATGGAAAGCTGAAATGGTTGATATGGAACAAGAAGATGGTACTGTAAAAACTAAAGCGGTTTATCAAGAAGAAGACAAGAAAGAATTTATGTCTTTGGTTTATGGTCAGTGGGAATATTTTGCGGACACAAAACAACAAACCAAAGCCACATTTTCAATGGATGTTCCAATAAAGGCCATTAAGATTCTTACTTATAAAAATGATATTGTTCTCGACCCATTCGCTGGCAGCGGAACTAGTTTGGTTGCTGCGGAAACCTTGGGTCGTAGATGGATTGGAATCGAACTGAGTGAAAACTATACCAAAGTTGGACAAGAAAGGGTACAACATTTTATTGATTTAAATAAACAAACTAAAATAGAGTTTAAGTAAAAGGGTTTAACGACCCTTTTTTTTGTTTTATGGATATTTATAATTAAAACAAAAAAATGAGTCAAATTATAATAACTGAAAAACAATTGGGACTTATCACCAATAAAGTTTTAAGTGAACAAAAATCCAAAAAAGGAACCATTAATGAATCTTTATTTAGTTTTGAAAATATTTTAATGGCTGCAGGGTTTGTTCCTGTTGTTGGAGAAATTGCTGATATTGCTTTAATATGTTACTACCTCTATAAAGGTGAAAAATTATACGCAGCGTTAATGTTAATAGCGTTAATCCCAACCGTTGGTGATTTTATTGCTAAACCGATTATTAAATTATTCAAAGGGAGTGGAGGAGGAGCTGCGGCCATGAAAGCAGGAGGTAAAACATTAACAGAATATTTGGCAAAAAACCCTCAAATAGCTAAAAAGTTTAGTAGTTTAGGTAAATACGTTAAAGAACCTGCAGTTCAAAATACAGTTAAAGGAATTGAAAAAGTTAGTCCGGGGTTAGCGTCAAAATTAAGAAGTGGTTTAGATATGATTACTGGTAATAAAGCTTTAAGTGGAATTAAGGCAGGTGGTAAAGAGGTTATCGCAGGCGGAAGTTTCAAAACAGGATTAAAAGATTATTTCCAAGGACAAAGATTATCTAAGTATTTTGAAAAACGTGGTGTTCTACCTGAAACAGGCATTAAAAGATGGTGGTTGAATGTTGGAGCAAGACAAGATAGAAGAAATGCTTTTAGACAATTTATTGTGGCAAATAATTTATTAGCTTACTTTGGAATACCATCATTATCTACTTTTGAAAGAAAATTATCAGATGATGCCGAATTTAGAAAAAAAGTTGCAGAAGACCCAAAAACAAGTGATTATATCGCACAAAACTTTGAAAAAGGAGATATGGTGACAAAACAACAAACCCCTGAAACTACACCATCTAAAGAAGAAATTGACCAATACATTAAAAATAGGAACTCAGGTAACTCTGCAAGTTCATTGTTTAATATGGGAAGTATTAATTTAAATAATAAAGACGGATTCTCAAATATTTTTACTACAATGTTTGGGGGTTCTCCACAAGTATCATAAAACTAAGTATAATAGTAAAAATATGGCAAAGAAAATTATAAAATTAACTGAAGGTGATTTAATGAATATCGTTAAAAGAGTCATCCAAGAACAGGATGAAAATTACAAAATTAATATCGCAATCCAATGTTTCTTAAATAAAAAAGGAATTAAAGATGATGCAGGACAATCATTAAAATTAGATGGTAGTATCGGTAATTTACCTAACTCTAAAAGTGCTCAAGCAATTGCAAAATATCAATCAAGTATTGGTGTTGATAATGATGGAGTATGGGGTTACGAGACTAATACTAAGATGACACCAAAAGATAAAATGATATACAAACAGTGTATTTCTGACCACGGAGACATAATTGATAAAGGAATGCATTTACTTGGAATTGACTAATTAATGAAAGGAAGAATAACGGAATCAGGAATACGTGATATTTCAGCCTTAAGAAAAAGATATCCTAAAGCAGAAATATATTTTCACCAAGATTTAGATGGTGTAACCACTGCGATTGCAATGAAGAAATACCTTGAAGATAATGGTATTGACGTTATCAATTCACATGTTATCCAATACGGTGATAAAGAATTTGCGGTTAAAAAACTTGACGCAACTGGTGATGTTATGCCAGTATTGGTTGACTTTGCTCACGGTAAACCAATGTTCGTTATTCATACTGACCACCACGACAGACAAGCAGGTGCGGAAGGTACCAAGTCCACATCATTTAGACAATCTCGTTCAAATGTTGAAACAATATCTCAAGTAGTTTCACCAAAAGAATTATTCCCATCTTCAGATATATTATTAATCAGTACTGTTGACTCGGCAGATTATGCAAAATATGATATATCACCTGATGAAGTTGTGAATTATATTTTTAAATTAGATAAAGATAAGTCATTACAAAAAAATAAAATGTTAATGGGTCTTGTTATTAACAAGTTATTATTGGCATTTAAAAACAAAAAAGGTTTCTTAGAAGGTTTAGTACAAAATTCAGAACCATCTTTATTGTCTATATTAACAAACATTAAAGATTGGATGAAAAAAACTAATGCCGCAAACCCCAAAGAACTACAAAAGAATGCCGAGGCATATAAAGAAACTATGAAAGGTTATCCTAAAGTTGAGGATAATATTATATTTCAATATGGTGGAGGTTCTATGATTAAGCCAGGTTCTTATGATAGGTATACACCATTTAGGAACAATCCTGAAGCTGACTTTTTAATTATGGCTTGGCCAATGGGGTTAGTACAAGCATCTTGTAATCCTTTCAAAAAAGAAAGAGAACTTAAAGGTGTTAATTTAGGTGAAATCGCTCAAGAAGTTTTATCTAAATGGGAAGACCAATTAAAACAAAGAACAATTCCATTATCTACAATCAAATGGGTTAGTGAAACATCTGCAGTTCCTGAGAGTGTTGGTTTTACATTTAAAGATTTTGAAGCTTTATATGGTGATAAGTTTACAACCATGGAAGGGGGAGAAGGGGTTTTAGATCATATTAATGATATGATGGAAACTCCATTCACCGAATTAACTGAAGAGCATAGGGAAATGTTAGACAAGATTGGTATTAATACTTGGGATTTAATTCAGGCCAACTCAGGTGGACACAAATGTATTACAAATATATCTGGATTAAATTACTTAGGTAGAAGTAAAAGACCACCACAAGGGCAATATAGATATGACTCTGAAAAAGACGATTCGCCTTCAGTTAAGTTCACAAAGATGATTGCTCACGAGTTTGAGAGAAAATTAAAAGAAAAGATTAAAGAGTCTAAGTAATAAAAAACTTTATTTTTTATTAAAAATAATTATTACACTATTTTTTTATTAATAAACTAATATTTTATTAAAGTATTAGTTTATATTTGAACAAAAAAATAGCGTATGGAAAAAATAGTTTTAGGTAAGATTATAAAAAAGATTTTTTTATTATCTGTATTAATATTATCATTAATCGGCGTAACCCAAAAAGAAGTAAATGCTTCTCACGTTGTTGGTTCCGACATATCTTATGTCTGTACAACCACACCAGGTGTTTATCGTGTTCAGTTTAAGATATATAGAGATTGTCAGGGTGTTCAACTCTGTGCCAATTGTCCCACAAGTTTAAGTCCTTCTTGTAATATTCCAATTATATTGACAGGTGGATCTGCACCTACAGGTTCAGGTTTACCAACAAGCCCTTGTGCTGGAATTAATTTTGGAACCCAAAATATAAATGTGGTTACAGGTGTTAGTGGTTTTGATGTTGTACAACTATGTTCAGGAGAAAAATCCATTTGTACTAATTGTGGGACTAGAACACCTGGTACTTTTGTTCCTGGTATTGAGGTGTATACATTTGAAGGGAATATTAGTTTAGCATCTATTCCGGCTAGTTGTTGTTTAATCAATATAGGTTATAGTATCTGTTGTAGAAATGATGCTATAACTACTTTAGTAAATCCTGGCGCTTTAAATTTTTATACTCAAGGTACAATTAATAGGTGTGTAACACCTTGTAATTCTTCTCCAACATTTACAAATGACCCTGTTGCGGTTACTTGTGCGGGACAAGATTTTACTTACAATTTAGGAGCTATTGACCCTGATGGTGATTCTTTAAGTTATTCTTTTGGGCAATCACTTACAGGACCTGGTGTTACGGCGCCATATCTTTCACCATACAGTGCCAATGTACCACTACCTTATTTAGGTGCGCCAATTCAAACACCACCTGCGGTTCCTCCTATTGGTATCAGCATAGATCCTGTAACTGGAGATCTACGGTTTAGACCGATGGGAACCTTTGTTGCTAATTTAATTATAGAGGTTCGACAATGGAAAATGGTAGGAGGAGTACCTACCTTAATGGGTGTAACTCGAAGGGACATTCAGTTTTATAGTAGGATTTGTCCTGAAAATAACCCACCTGTTTTACGAACATGGACCAATGATGGAGTTTTAACCTCACCACAACCAAACTTTAGTTATTCTGTTTGTGCTGGACAACAATTATGTTTTATGATTTCTGCTTGGGATAATACCGCAGTTACCGATACTACAGACATTACTTGGAACGCGCCAACATTATTAGTTAGTAAAGGTGCTACATTTGTTAAAGCATATAATCCTATTCAAAGAACTATGATTGGACCAAAATATGATAGTGTTCGTTTTTGTTGGACACCTGGTCCTGAAATGGCGAGTAATTTACCTTATTATTTTGTTGTTACCGCCAAAGATAGGGCGTGTCCTATTCCGGCTCGTACTACAAGATCATTTAGTATTTTAGTTAGAAGGATTCCTATAGCAAATATCATTAAAACCAACAAAAATTGTGGCTTCTATGATTTTTCATATACTCAAACAAATGTCGTTCCTATTAACCCTTCGTATACTAAATTCTTAATTGAAACAAGCCCTAATTCTAATACTTACCAAACTTTTGTTGGACCTAATGTGATCAATCATAGATTTTTACAAGGTGGTTGGCATAAAATTAGGTTACAGTTAACAACAACTGCACCACCATCACCCAATGGTTGTCCTAACGATAATATTTGGGACTCTGTTTTGGTGGTACCTCCTGTTGATGTAAATATTAGGGATACTTTTAATTGTTTTGGAACTTCAGTTATAGTTAGGGCAAATGGACGAGATGGTACGCCTTTTGGTAGTACTTATCGGTATACTCTATATGGTGGTGGTATGGGTTCAAACAACATTATTAGAACTTTTGGTATTGATTCCAATTTTGTAATAAACCCAACAAACCCTGGTGTTAGTAGCTCTTACAAAGTTGTTATTCAGGATTTGAATGGTTGTAAAGACTCAACTTTATTAAATGTGTTTACTCGTAATTTACCGATTAAAGAGTTACCAAATTCTGTTCGTTATTGTTTTGGTGCAACTGACACCATAGATGGTGGTAATAGTAATGGTAGTGTTAATATTTGGCGTTGGAATAAAATTCCTGTATCACCAGTATTGACTGATACTGTATCACAAAAAATTACACCAAGAGATAGTGGTCAATATATTGTAAGAAAAACGGATTTAAATGGGTGTTCTCAGTTGGATACTATTATGGTTTATATTAATGAAAGAGTACCTGTTAGTGCTGGTCCTAATCGAACTATTTGTGAGAAAGACGCACCAATAAATATAGTTGGTGTTGGTACGACCGCAGCCATAGATAGTTTTCAATGGAGATCGATTCCAATATCAAACCCTGATGTTGTTTTAAGTAGAACATCAATTCTAAATGTATCACCATTGATTACAACCAGTTATCAAGTGAGAGGATTTTTAACTTATGGTGGTGTTGGATGTTCTTATGTTGATACTATGGATGTAATAGTTAAACCATTACCAATAATTAATAGACCTGATAATATGTCTTTGTGTAGAAATACTAACATAGTATTACTACCAAATATTACTTCTACAAACAAACCTGGATTGATAACATCGGTATGGAATTATCCATCAAACCCAAATGCGATTAATGGTAATCAAGTTATAATATCTAATTTAATTAATTTACCACCAGTACCACCAACACCTGTAAGAGGAAATATTATTCGTCTTAACGTAAACGATGTTGATGGATGTAGAATAAGTGATTCAATCGTAATCTCTGTCTTTCCTGTACCATTAATTAACGCAGGATCAAGTAGAAACTTTTGTGATTTTGCTAGTGTGTTTAACATTAACCCAGGTTCCCAACTATATTCTCCAAATGGAGGTGCGTTAGCAACTAATGAAGAGTGGTTTGGTCGTGGTATTAATAAACCAAATCCCGCGATTAATTATTATGCATTTAATCCACAAGGTGTTGACGTATTAACTTTACCTGACACAAATATTATAACTTATAAATTTACTGCTACATTCCCATTAAATAATAGTGTGTTATTTACACCTGCGGTTAGTGGTTTTTTCGCACCATCACCAATAGGAGGTTGTTTAGCTACCGATACTTTGGTATTTTCAGTAATAAAAACTCCGAAGTTAGAAACAGGTATTGCACCATCTTTATGTAGGTCAGGTACTATTGTCGATATAGATCAACATATGTTAGGTAGAAGTACAACATCTATTAACCCACTAAGTAGTTATTGGTATATTGGATCACCTGATCAGATGTATAGGACTTCAATAACTAATGGTAGAAATTTCAACCCATCAAGTCCTATATTAGAAAATTTCACCAGACAGTACAGATTAGTATATGCTGACACATCAACAACTTGTAGGGTTGCGGATACAACTACAATTCAAGTTAATGAGAATCCTGTTGTGGATATCGATTATAATATTGTTAGTGATAGTTCAATTTGTAAAACTCGTGGTAGTGTATTCTTCTTTATGAATCCAAATAACATTTCAAGTGTTGATGGTGAGATGAAAAGTTTTCCAACTTTACCGACCACAGCATTTGATGTAACTAATGGTAAATTTACAATCAATAATGTTCCTGATGGGGTTTATAATATTAAATATTATTATAAGGATCCTGGAACGGGATGTGATAACAAAGATTCAATAAATATTAGAATACAAAGTCCACCTCAGGTAGATATTGTAGATGATGGATCGGTTTGTTCTTATGATGCCATTTTTAATGTGGGGTTTAAAACAATACCAAGTTCGCCATATACTTGGAATTGGGTAACACCTGATGGTAACGGGAATATTATTGATAATGGTATAAATGGAATTAACTATACCGCAACACCATTCGACATTATTCGTGGAAAAGTTACTTTTAAAGTTACAACTATAGATTTAACTACCGATCCCGATATTTGTGGTTCTGTAAGTGATTCTATAACTTATACGATTAAACCAAAACCAGTTGCTGATTTTACTATATCACCTGATAGAGGTTGTGTTGATGAGAGATATGGGTTGGTGTTAAATTCAACTTATACTGCGGTTCCAAGTATTGTGGGTAGTACTTATAAGTGGTATATGGATGTTACTGATTTTAATAGTACACCACTTAACTCAAATCCATTTAATCAAACTGTTTTATCACAAACATTTACTAAATCAGGAAATCACAGGATATATTTGTTTGTTGAGGCTGATGGTTGTAAAGATACTACTGACGCTACATTAACTGCTTGGCCAACACCAGTTGCGTCATTTACCACGGATCCAAAAAGTACAACAATTGCTAAACCAAATTTTGATTTCTTTAATCAATCAAATATATCCGACAATTCAAACTTAAAATATATTTGGTATTTTCCACCACTAACTCCTGGTATACCAAGAGTAGATTATACTTTTGAACCAACCCAAGTTCAGTTTATGGCAGATACTGGTTTACAGTGTATAAAACTAACTGCGATTAGTCCTAACGGTTGTTATGATTCTACACTAGAATGTGTTCGTATTGAGCCAGATATCACGGTGTTTATTCCAAATGTATTCCGTCCGATTAACGTTGATGGAAAAGGGGGAAGTACGATAGAATGTGGATTTGGATGTAATAGGACTTTCAAAGTAAGTGCTACAGGATTTGAAACATTAGAAATATTTGTATTTAATCGTTGGGGTCAAAAGGTTTATGAATCATACATGACAGATAAAACGTACAATCCTGAGGAAGGGTGGAATGGAAGAGACTTTAATAAAGGACAGGATTGTCAACAAGATGCATATATTTACCAAGTAAATGCAACCAGTTTTAACGGTAAAAAATACACATACAGCGGTTCGGTTACATTATTAAGATAATAATTTATTTATGACTAAAACAAAACAAGTTGAGGCTATTTTCATATCTGATGTTCATTTGGGTAGTAAAGGATCAAACGCAGAACAATTACTGAATATGTTAAAACAGTACGAACCAAAATATTTATTTATTGTTGGCGATTTTATTGATGGTTGGTTATTAAAAAAACGTCATCATTGGACTCAAAACTTTACTAATGTTATTCGTAAGGTTTTATCTTATTCTAAAAAAGGAACCAAGGTAATTTATATTATAGGTAATCACGATGAATTTTTAAGACACTATTCACCAAGTGAGTTCGGTGAAAACATAACAATATGTGATGAGTATATTTGGAAAAAATATTACATTACTCATGGAGATCTATATGATGGTGTTGTTAAGTTGAAATGGTTGGCTCATTTAGGGTCAATTGGTTATGAGTTGGCAATACAAATAGATCGTACTATGAAACGATTTGGATATAAGCGTTCTTTAAGTAAATGGGCTAAAGACAAAGTCAAGAACGCTGTTAAGTTTATTACTGATTTTGAAAATCAATTGGCAGATCAAGCGGATAAAAGAAATTGTAAGGGAGTAATATGTGGACACATTCACAAACCTGAAAACAAATATATTGAAAAAATACATTATCTTAATTGCGGTGATTGGATTGAAAATAATAGTTATATTATTTTTGACAATAACGAATTTAAATTATATTATTATTAAAATATGTTAAAAGTAATACAAAAAGATAGCCTATACGAAGTTAAAGTAGAATCAAATAATAATGTGATAGGACATTTTATATTGGATGTTGATGGATATTATTATTTCGCACCTAATGGACTTAATGAAGGTGGTGTTTGGTCAGATTATATTCTACTTGAGATTGGTACTAAACTTAAAGCAATCAATAAACCTTGGGATGACCAAATAAATGAGTATTTTAAAAAAGATCAAAATCAAAATCTTCATGATTTTTAAATACATTTATAACAGATACTCAACAGTATTACCTGGCTCAATACTTAATCTTTCACAAGAACCACCGTCAATTTCTAACACAATATTACCATTACCACAGTAACTTGGGCAATCATCACCTTCACATGGAGGACAGTTGTGGTGTATATTAACTATTACGTTATTTTTGATTATAATAATATCTAAAGGAATAATACAATTTTTCATCCAAAAACACTGTTTATCACCACCCATCAAAAATAGTAGACCATCAAAAGTTTCGTCAAACTTTTTACCCATCATGCCGATATATTTTGATTTTTCATCAATTAAGGTTTTGATATTAAAAATATTTTGATTAACTTTAACTCTCATAACTATAAATACAATGAATGCTAAAAGATACGTTGGGGTTATCGTTAAATGCGGTGACAAATTTTTAATCTGTAAAAGGAATGATGAATCATTAGGACAAGGTGAATGGTCAATACCTGCAGGTAAAATTGAAGGGAGTGAAAAAATTGAGGAATCCGCAAAAAGGGAGTTTTTTGAAGAGACCGCCATAAACATAAATAACTTTGAATTAGAATTTGCGGGGATAATACCAAGATATACTAGAGATGGTGGCAAAATGAAGGGATTGATGTACACTTATATTATTAATGTGGAGAAACAATTAACCCCTGATTTGGAAAGGGCTATTGATGGTCATGAACACACGGCTTGGGGTTATTTTACCCTAAACGACATGAAAAATATGAAAATTAATACTTTTTTATATAAATTGTTCGAATTTATTTCAAAATAGTTGACTTTTGGATATTGTAGACTATATTTATAATCTCAAGTCCGAAAGGACAAACATCCCCACAAATATAGTTTCGTAAAATAAAATTTGACAAAATGAGAATTTTGTTTTAATTTTGTGAAACAAATGAGATGAGAGTCTCACAAAAAAGTCCCACATATGTTTGATTATTTGAAAAAATAGTTTTAACTTTGTGGGACTTAAATTGAAAGTTCTTTTACTTAAGATATATCGCGAGATGGTAGCAGAGGTAGCTCGTTGGGCTCATAACCCAAAGGTCGGAGGTTCGAATCCTTCTCTCGCAACAAAAAAAAACTTCACAAAAAGTTTGACAAATTAAAAAGTTTATCTTACCTTTGTGAAACATTTAACAATCACCGAATTCAAATCTCACTATCGGTAATTAATAGAGTTAGGTTGTTAAAAAAACTTTCACAAAAAGTTTGATAAATTGAAAAGTTTATCTTACCTTTGTGAAACAATCACGAAAAGGTTGACGTTGTTGTAAAACTATGGTTTCCTTTTCTAAAATTGAAATTCGTTCTTTGAATATAAAATATTTATCCGTTCAGTAGTTTATTATGAGACCTTCGGGTTGATTATGAGACATTTAATCTGATAAAGGTAATCGGCCGTATATGGTCGTTAAATAAACCATGAAAGTGGGATAAAGTGAACCTGTTGTGTTAACAGGATTGCGGCTTCGGTAACGGAGCTCGAGTATACAGGCGAGATATCATCTTTGCTTTAGTAATCGAGGGTAACACTGTAGATGAAGAGTTGAGATGACCAAGCGATGTGGGTCGTTTGGTTGAGATGGGAACATCAATAAGAATAACTCGTAGGGATATTGTAAAAAGTGAGACCTCCAATCTCATCATTGCGAATTCCAATACGAAAGTGGACTTAAAACCGAAAGGTATGATAGAGTACAGGTGGTGCTGTTACTATCCCTACTTTGAATCTACCAAGGTTCTTAGTTTGAAGTAAACTTGACATATGGAGGTGGGGACATCTCAGGGAGTAGTTTAGTATTCTGTTGTTCAAAAGATAACGGAGCTTACGGTGGACCACTACTTCTATCATCCACGACACAAACCTTAATATACATATGTTAATGTAATAATTAATTAAAATATCAAGCACAAGTGTCCATCAGGTTTTGATGAAAGTCGCCTACATAGTCATGGGTTGTCCATGGCACACTGAGACTGCAAGTTGATGTGTATTTTTACCAAAAACCTCTAAGGGGTCGAACCCTGAGTTAGCTCGCAAGGTTAAAGAGAGTTGAGTAATGAAAGAGTAGTTAAAACCTTTAGGAGTGATTGGTCTAACCAATCGGCGATGAGGATTACATCCCAAAAGGATGTGGATATAAAGGGAACTAATAATCCTTTTAAAGATTCTCAATAATAGGTGTAATCTCAACCTTTTTAGCCACTAAACCTCATCTGTTAATTCAGGTGGGGTTTTTTTATTTAAAAATAATTTGGTTTGTTATAATAATTTCAATATCTTTGTATTGTTAATAAGAAAGAATATGAACACAATATCACATAACATTAAAATTCAGCATGAAACATTTGGTGTATTATTAGATGAAACATTTGTAAATGCCACCCAATTTAAGTTGTTCTTAAAAATGATACAAGGTTGTATTGAGTTAAAGAATGATTTAACTTTCTTTAATGGTTATGATTTTCTTATTCACATTCCTTACAAACATTTGGTTAGTTCAATTATCACAACAAAAATAGATATATATACGTTAGCAGAGCATTTGGTTGCCAAATCTAAAATGGAGGCATTAGAAACAAAATGATAACGATTGAAGATGTAAAGAAATGGTCTAAACCACACCCAATGTCAGAGTATTTAGGTATTGGTGGTGGTAAAGGTAGAATGTCTCGTTTTGGAAACAAAGAAATTGAATTTTCTATTGTTGGTGGAGACCGAGGTTTGTATGGTGATTTTGAAAAAACTTTTGAAGTTGCAATATTTGATAGAAAG